CAGCCCGTGCCTGTGCCTGCGCTGCTTGTGCGCCCAAGAATGTCTGCTGATTGCCTGCTCTCAGGTCGGCTCCATATTGAGATTCTGGCGAGTACAACCGAGGTGCCGTTTGCCCCAGCGCAAAGCCTTGCTGCCCAAAGCCTTGAGCCGCACCAAATGCTTGTCCGGGTCTGCCAAGTATCTGCATGAACGGGTCGCCAGTAAGAGCCTGCCGTTGTCCCATCGCTTGTTGTAGTTGCATCAAGCGGCGTTGGTCGCGGGCTTCCTGTTCCTGCCCGCTAAAGTAACTCTCCTCTGCTGCCGCAAAGGGTTGGTACGCCATGCCGCGTGCTGTCTGTGCGCCTCGCAGCCCTTGGCGGAAACGGCGCAGGTCGTGTTCCTTGTCCATGCCTTCCAGCGCACGGTTCATCGCCAAGTCGCTGGCACGTTTGAGGAGGGGATCACTCTCCAAAAGTGCTGCACGCGCTCGCGCACCGTATCGCTCAACATCTTCCAAGTTGCTCTCGCGGGCTATGCGATTAGCCTCGGCCTCAGTGCGTGCCATGCTCGGCGTCACTGAGTCACGATAGATTTCCAGCAGGCCACGGTTGTCCTCGTTGCCCATCAGAGATTCTTCCAAGGTGCGCAGGCCCAGCCTTGCATAAGCCGGTTGCCCGTACTCCTCGCTGGATTCACTCCTGTAAAGCTCTGGTGCAAGCGAAATTTGTGCTTCTAAATTTTCACGAAGCTCATTTGAGTACGACCGTTCCGGCGGAGCCTGCACTTTTGGTCTAAATATTGATCCCATTATTTTACCTTTCTCTTAAAGTTATCCCATTCATGCACATGCAATTTGCTGTTGCGATCTCCACGATGAAAGCAAATGTATTTCATCGGATGCGGTGCCATCTTCATCAGTCGCTTGAATGGCTTGTTGCCCGCTGCCAAGATTATCAACCAAGCATTCGCCCTGCCTTCCACCAGCTTGCCATCCTTCACCTTCACTTTGGCGAAGAGACAGAACTCGCTGGGCGATGACCATACAAAGCCATCGTTCAAGCAGGCTTTTAATAGCTGCTCGAAAGCCATCTCTGAGTTTTCTGCGTGCCATTGGATTGCTTGCTGCCACGGTTTCACTTTATGCCGAAATTTCGGTGAGCGTTATGGAACTGATGCCCACGGCCTCATTTACGTCTTAATAATAAAGTTGATTGCGATATAAGGCTGGAGGTTATTGTGCTCTCCCCCACCGCCAGTGTTCTGAATTGCCGAATTGTCGATGTTAGGGGAAGAGGTAGCGCCATCCGCCAAGGCGTAGTTCGCAGTAGACCCCCCTGCTGACTCCCTGATGCCGTGATTGTGAGCAGGCATTTCAGCAATGGTCAGTTCGTGCGTCTTTGCACCGCCCGTTTCTCCAAGCGTATCAAACTCGGTCTGGGTGGAATCCACTCCGACAGGAACTCGGCCCTTCAGGTTTGGCAGGGTATTACCGCCGAGCAGCGTGTTTAAGTCCGCATAGGTCGATGCGTCAAAAGTCGAACCATCGCAGATCAGCCAACCAGTTGGTGGCGATGCCGCATCCGTATACCACATGGAGATGCAGCCGGTTGGAACCGTGTTGACGCCGCTTGCCAGCATTGCTTCCTCGACTGCCCCCGCAGCTATGGTCAACGCACCACTGGCATCAATGGTGGCATCACCGGAGAGCGTTGCAGCCGTTGGGGTGCCTGCGTTGCCAACAAGCACTTGGCCGGTGCTCAGTGTCGCCAGTTTGTCGTATTGAATCGCTGCACCTGTGGCGATTTTAGCGTTGGTCACGGAACCGTCTGAAAGCGATAGAGTGCCAACTGCACCGCTAACGTCCACGGTAGGAGTGCCAAGCGCGTTGAGCTTGGAGATCGTAACGGCTTCGCCTTCGCTGAGAATCGTGCCCGGACTTACTGTTGCTGAAACTGCCATAATTTTTTCCTCTACGATTTGACAGCGATAGTCCTATCGCCTTGGTTGCTGGTTAAATGTGCTTGAGTCACCTCCAAGCGACCCTGCGTGTTGGTTAGTTCGATTTGCGTGTAGCGACCCATGCGCGGTGTGAGTGAGAACGGTTCGAGTGTTTGCTGCATGCGATCCAAGTACACCCCGCTAGTGCCCAATGAGTATCCGTTAATGGATACCTCCCGTGTCGCGCATCCGCCCTCTTCCAATAAAATCTCCCCACCGCTCTCGGTTAGCAGGCAGTCGAAATCTACATCCAGCGTCACGCTATAATCTTCGCGGTACGGTACATCAGCATCATCGTTGCGATTGCTCAACTCGTAGTTTGGCGCATCGAACGGACGATAGTATGCAGTGCGGGATTTCGTGCGATCCGTGCAGAGCGTCTGAGATTCTTCTACGCCATCCGGTTTGGCCTTCACGGTGTAGCTCGCATTCCATGTGCTGATATTGACCGTAGCAGTCTTGTAGTTGCGATGGTCAATGTCCGGCTGGCCGTAACCGCGAGTCAACAACGTGCTGGTGATTCCTTCAGTCGCCAACCCATCCAGCTTGGTCAGGTCAGCTACGTCATCGCCCTCCCAGTTTTCTTCCAGTAAATTGATGAAGCCATCCGTGCCTACGAAAAACAAACGCTGTGCGTTGTTGTACTCGGCTGTAAAAAATTCCTTCGGCTTAATGGCCGTGCCACTGTCGTACCCTGTCCACTCAGAATTTAGGAAATCATAAACGACCAAAACATTATTCTCGCCATTGTTCCCTCCATCAATAGGGCAAGCGAGCCACAGTTTATTATCCCAGTAGGCGAGGCGAATCTTGTCCTCGTTCCTAGCGTCAATGCGGTTGATGATCGGCTGAATCTGTTCGCTTAACGGCAGGTCAACTCCCCGCACTTTGCTCTGCTCCGTTTGCGCCAAGCTGACCACGCCCCGGCGGGAGGCGTAGAAGTAAACATTGCCGCCCACCGCTACCGCCGCGCCCCGATTCGGCACGCCATAGTTGTTGACCACAGCCTGCAAGCTCGCACTGCCGGAAAGCGTGCTGTTGGTGTCAGTGCTGATAAAGCCTGTTACCATGTGAATGTCTTTGTCCTTCAGAATGAGTAGCCGATTTTCGTCAAATAAAACTAAATCTTTCACCTCACTGTTGCTGCCGAAGTTGATGCGAAACAACTGATCAAAGAACATGTGCGCGTGGTCTAGGCTATTACTCACCGCTATGAAATCCTGCTTATTTCCGTAGGCTGTACTGCTGGCATCGTATTTTGTCGGCACGGCGATGCGGTTGGCGATATGTACGCCGTGCGTTGAGTTTGGCATTATTGTGGAAAGCTGAGTCCACTTTCCAGAAGCGGTACTTGGGCTTTCTCCGGCGGAGGTAATCGTGGTACACTTATAGTAATCTTTGTTGTTCGTGCAGGTGATGGTGCCGGTAGCACTCGCCCCTGTGCCGCCTGTGTAAGTGAATGTCGTGTCGCCCGTTTTGGTGATGCTAAACCGTCCATTAAACTCAGACTCATTCGCTCCGGCGATTGTGACATCCGCCCCGGTCACATAGCCATGCGCTGTGCTGGTTGTGACTGTGGCAGTCCCGTCACTATGCGAGATGCTGCTTACACTCACCAACGGCCCGAAAGCAGCCTCGTCATCCACGGCATAAGTAGCTGTGGAATCCCACTGTCCGACCATATCCACAAAGCCCGTGTCTTCGCTGGTCATCACCAACGGCGCAAAGTCGTCACCACGGAACATGATGATCTTATTGAACGCCTGCGTGAAGTTGACTTCACCCACCAGTGTCACGCCCGTGGGCAGGGCCAGTTCAATCGGGTTGTTGCCTTGGCGCGTGTAGTACGCTTTACCGTCTGCCGCGATCACCACGAACTCCAACGCGCTGTCAGGGTTACGGAATACGCCCACGCCATGTATCTCGCCAAACGGGCGCACGCGGTTGTCGATCTCCGGCGTCAGGTTGTTGCACCAGCTAGGCTTGTAAACGCCACGGCGCGTAGCAGCGACACCGTTCCTGAAGCGCATGTTGCGTGCCTCGCTCGCCATGCCTTCGGGCAGCGACCCAGCGTCCAAGCGCGGAGC